GATCACCATTTCATTTTATGTTTGGATTGAAAAAAGGAAACACCGCTTGGGATAAATTTATTGAAAGCTTTGGACCAAAATAATATGTGGAAAGATTTATTTAAAAAAAGAAAACCTAATCATTTAATTATATATGTTTTATATAATAAGGAAGAGTCATTGCTATATAAAATACTATCTAAATTAACATATAGTGTTGGACCCTTTAATACTATTGAAGAATGTATTGAAGGTGTTAAATTGTTTATCAAAAAACATCCCGAAAAATTAAAACAAATGAATATTACAAGTTTTGGTTCGGGAAAATATTTGGTACAAACAAATAGTAATAAAGAAAAAATATATGAATTGGTTGACACTTTAAGACCCTTAATGTTGGAGGACACTAAATTAATGTTTACAACTTGTTTTAGTGGGGTTTCACATAGGAAAGTGGTTGAAATGTCAGAATACTTAGATGGATTGGAAGTTGCCGCAATGAACAAATCATATTCATTAAATGGCGATATGACAATTTGTAAATGTAAAGAAAAGGGATACAGTAAAAGTGTAATTAAAAAATTACCACAAAGTAGACACGGTATTCGAAATGACGAAAATCAAATTGTTAACATAGTAAGAAGAGATATGTATGAAACCATTGATTGGAAATCATCTGGTATGGCTTATGAATACAATAAAGTTGTGACGGAAAATAATATCTGTAGAGTTGATAAACAACCCTACACATTATTAAAAAGTATAAGAAACTATATTTTTAATATTCAAAGTTAATGATAAAGAAAAAAATAATATTACCAACTAAGAAATTCTTCAAAGCAGATGAAGAAGATATTAACATTCGTGTTAATTTAGATGAAACTGAAGCGTTACTTAGACAAGGTGATAAGGATATAGTATTGGACATTGCTCAGTTATTTGACGATGAAAGAAACGAAAGTAACAATTATAAAATTCACGGAAAACTAAAAATGGTTTTTAGGAATTTATATACTGGTACCACAACATATGCACCATTAAAAAGAAATTTATACTTAAATGGTGATGGTACAGAAGCTTTAACAACATACCCAGGTTCATTACCATATAACGAATTTGCGTTCCTTAGAAAAGATGTATTGAGGGAAGTTAACATTCCACAGACAGGATCTACGTTAACCACATTTACACAAAATATACAACTTACCGGTACAACATATACTGGACACACAACCACAACCTCAATAGATGCTCCATATAAAAATTGGAATGTTTATTTAAGTTACGCTTACGCAAAAAATTCAGACCACCCAATGGCATACACCTTAACAGGTGGAACAACGGGGTTGACATATAATTTCACCGCTAAAGATGGTATTCCTTTTAGGGTATCAAATAACGGAACACATTATGTATTAACATCACCCGTAGAACACGGAATGTCACAAGGGGAATATGTTACCCTTTCAACAACGGGTAATACATTTTATTCAACGATAGGTACAGGAACAACAACAAATGTAACAGGTAGAACATTTTACATTGATTATGTTGGTAACGAAGTACATAATTCGGAAAAATATGTTATTAATTTATTAAAGACGGACTTTAAAAGTGGGTCAACATTAGGTACCGTTGTTTTTGGAAAAAGATGTATCGATAAAGATAACATAACGGGAACCACATCGGAGTATTATGTTCATAAATTAAAAACATTAACAAATACCAACGATTATATTTTAGATAAACTTGGATTTGAAACACCAATTTGGGAGGAAGAAAGAAAGTTAGTTTTTGAAACTAGTGAAGGTGATAATGATTATTTAGTGGAATTAAACAGAATGGAATCGGTTTTATACGATTTTAAAGAACCACTTAATTTAACGGGAGTAACAAACAATTTAGGATATGCTCCAACTGAAGTTTTCGTATCTGTAATTTTCAGAAACGGAAATGGGTATTTTGACTATCCACCAAAAGTAGGTTACAAGTTTAATTTTCACAACACTTGGGTTGATAATCATTTTGTTGGGACAGGGTCAACAGAAACAGGAATACCAAGTTCAACTTTTACAAGTAATATTGGCACCACAGGTTTTACTAGAGGAAATGAATTACCAATAGGTACAGTGTTAACTGGTGATTTTATTGAATACAACAGACAAGAATTAAAAGAAAGAACAGTTAGTCCTGCTTTTCATAAGTTTAATATTAAGTCAACAATTTTTGACCACGGACAAAATACCGCATTAACTTATGCGGGACAAAGTCCTGTTGGGTTATACTATCAACCATATTATAAGATTAAATTAAGACAACTATCCCCATATATTGAGACATCAAATACCGACGACATTTACAATTTACCACAAAACGCCACTTATTTTGAGGATGAAGGTCTTTGGAAATGGAGAGACGTTTATGATATGGGTTTCATTGATATTGACGGTAATGGTATAGATTATCCATTTATTAATAACATTCATTATGTAAAAAACGATATTAATTTCTATTTAAGGAATGAGGAGTATTATACCAACAAAGAAGACGGTATATCAAGTTTTAATAATGGAAACAACTTAAACGGAGCAAATCTTACTGACTGTTAATGAAAATACTAAGAAACGATAACGATAATATAATTCTTTTACAAAAAGAACAAAATTTCAGGACTGACGCTGGATGGGAAGGTGATATGCAAGAACTTGAAACACAAACCCTAAAAAAGATTGTCAACGTTATTGAAAACTATGAAACTGTAAGATATATACATAATCCTTATACTGGATCAACGTTACCTGCGGGTTTAAAACAAACAGACATTTGGTTTCAATTTTATTTTTTAAGTGGTGCAACATACGTTCAAGACTATGACCCAACAGGGTTATCTTCAAAAGAGAACGTGGAAATGTTAGCACAATTTAAAAATAGTTTTTTTAGATTGGAATTTTTTAAAACTCCGAACAACGCGGCTCCAGATAGAACGAATAGAAGATTAGTCTTTGCTAAAAACTTATCATTACCACTAGGTGAAAAATATTTTTATGAAGAATTGGGTAATTTGATTTTTAAACCAGTTTTTATGGGTTCAAACTACAGAAATTCAGAAAATATGTATCTATTTTGGTTTCAAGACGACACCGCATTAAATGAAACAACATTAATTGGTAATACATTTTGGATGTCAGCAAAATTCTATAATGCGGAAGACGGTTCTATTTTAGATTTTGTCAAAACCGACATCGGTTCTGCCCAAGTTAATGAATCAAACGATATGTACTATAAGGTGGTAATTGATAGAACAAATTATTCATATGAAGTATATCGATATAATAATGGAACTCAAGGGTCTAGAATTGGTGAAAGTAACGACCCAATAAAATTCTACCAGAAAAAAGGATAATGGAACCAAATAGATACGAATTATTAAAACAAACAGGAACTACGTTTAATTTACCTCTTTATTTAGAAAGTAGTGTAGACGAAATGGGTGTTATGGTTGGATTTGATGGAGAGATTCAACAAATCGACCAAATTGTTAATTTCACATATTCGGGAGCTACAGGTTCTAAAACAATTACGTTGTATTCGACAACTAATCCTGATAAATTAAGAAAAGTTGTAGACCAAGTATATTCAATTAATTGGGGTGATGGTTCACCAATTGTTCCATTTCCCGTTAATAGCGGTATTCCAAACTCTTCTTTTCCATCCACAGGACACACATATACCACAAATGGTACGTATGACGTGTCAATAACATTAGCAGCCCCCTGGGGGACTCAAATTGTTAAAAAACAAATCAAAGTACCAATCAACAATCCAAATACAATTAGTAATGAATTTGGAACATTTAGTGGGGTAACAATGCCGATAGATATTGATTATATAAATAATTTAGATAATTCAACCGACCCTACAGCAAATGCAACCATTAAATTTATGGGTATAGGTCAAAGTAGAATTGAAGAATTAAGAAGATACGGACAAACAACATTTAATGGGGTAACGACAGGCACTACGGACGGTTCTACTTGGAGTGGATATACTTTAGATAATCTATATTATCGTGACTTTAATGACGGTTATACGATGATTACGGGTAGTACGTCAAGTTTTACTAAGGAAGAAGTGATTAACAGAATGGTTACAAGAAATGAACATTTTTTAGGGTTTATCGATGAACCAACAATATATTCTGACATTTTTGTTGAAAGAGGAAAACAAGGTGTTATGGAGAAAAATTTAAGATTGGGAGAAATTGATAACATTGGTGAGGTAGACATATATGGAAATGGATATTTTAATGTAAGAAAACAATAAAAATTATATTTATTATAAAAAGTTATGGCAGTAGGAAGTTACGGAATAATTAGACCAGCAGATGTATCCCCAGCGGACGTAGATATTTTTTATCACTACGTTCCAAATAGAACATCAACTGCGGAGGTAACCTTAAAAAAGTTAAACTCTGAAGAAGTCCTTGCTCCAGTTTTTCATAACGGAGATACTACAGATAGTACTGATGCTCCAGACGTTGAAATTTTAGGTGGATTATATAGTTTAACATTAACTTCTGACGATTTTAGTGATTTAGGAATATATACACTTCACATTAGACCAAAACAAATCAGAACATCAATCACAGATTGTGGTATTTTAGCTTCATTACCGTCTGTTAGGGGGTTAGTTATCGATTTAAGTAATGTTCCGTCCGCAGACAGAAACAAATTTACACCACAAGGATTGGTTGGATATCGTATTGAATATCTTAATTCTAACGATAACACCAAAGTCCCAAATTTTTATAGAATTGTAACATCATCTTTTTACTGTACTCCAGTGGTTTCAAACCTGACAAGTACAACTCAGAAGGCGATTAGATATCAATATAGCGTAGCCGCCACAAATTTATTATTTTTAACGGTAACACCATCTTCGGCACCGTCGAGTAGACCGAATATAGTTCCATTTATTGGACAACCAGGACAGAATATCATCTTAACCAACACATTCTTTAACCCAACAACGGTTGAAGTTGAAATGGTTGAACACGATTCGTCAACATTGGCTTACGCGTTATATGGTAACCAAAGTAAGGCGGTGTCTTCAGGTATCTACACCATTTATGATAACAATAACAATATCTTCAAGCAATACAATCTTTATGAAGTTAAGGATGAATTTAACGAAACTTTATTTGAGGTTAGAGAAAACAAGACAGATATTGATGAGACATTAAATTTCGATGATATTACACAATAATGGCAAGAAGAAAAGTTCCAAGTCAAGTTGCGACGGGTGCAGAAACATTTAGCGATAGTTTAGTTGGTAGACAGATTACCGACGGTACTAGTCAATTGACTAATACGAACTTTGCCATTGATCGTATCATACCTGAAAAAGACAGTAAGAAATTTAGAACAAGTCAATTCTCAGATTTTTTAACTTTAGACGATTTAAAAGAAGAAACCGATTCTCCTACAACATCCGCAAAAACAAAAGAAGAGAGAAAAAAAGAAATTAAATTCAAATCTTCTAAAAACAATGCGGCGGTTTCTATTTTCGGTTCATTAAGAAGTAGATTACTTGCATCAATTACGCGAATTATTAAAAAATTCCCAGCTACGTCACTTGTTGATTCTGAGAGTTTAGTTAAAAATTCCGTTTATACTGCGTATAACATCTCATACGATTTCAATCAGAACACAACAGTATTTACTGTGGATTTTGCGATGATTTATAATCCATTAGATGTTGTATTCATTAAACCAAATAGTAGTGTAATCCCAACCACCGACAACGAAGTTAGAAACTTCTTCTCATCATATAGAAAATATGTTATAGAAGTTTCGGGTACAACTTATCCAGTGTTAACATATAGTGAACCAAATTCAAATAATGAGGTTTCATTTAAAGTTTTTGGTAAACCATTCGGAACTTTATCAACTTATGATTTAAATTATTTAATTAGACCAAACGACGGTATAGTTGAAGAATTTTTTATGGGGTTAGATGATTTAGAAGAAATCCTTTTAAATAGAGAATCCTCACCAAAATTTAAAGCAACATTTAAAGTTCCTAGAGATAGTTTTGAAGGAGATAAAACAGAAATAACTGACGTTGAGGTTACTTGGCCAACATCTAAAGATGGGTGGAACATTAAAATTATTGGATTAGAATATGAAAATTATCTAACTCAATTAACTGATTTATCCGATGAAATCGACAATTACAAATCAAACCTTTTTATAAGGTTTATGAGTTCACCTCAATTGTATGAGTTTGATAGCGATGATAAAAAAATTGAATCTATATTTCAATTATACGGTCAAAATTTTGACAAGGTAAAAAAATACATATCAAACATTGCCAATATGCGTAATGTTTCTTATGATGGTATTAACAACGTTCCAGATGTTTTATTAAAAAATTTGGCGAACACATTAGGGTTATCAACGGTTAGTCTTTTAGATGAGAAACAAGTTGATGAACTTTTATATGTTAGACAAGATTCACAATATGAAGCGGTTAACCTTGGTACAAACATAGTTGATGCTGAATATGAATTTTACAGAAGATTATTAGTTAATTTAGTTGAACTATATAAATCAAAAGGTACAAGAAAATCTATTGAATTTTTCTTAAAATTCTTAGGTGCTCCTGAACCAATGATTAAGATAAACGAATTTGTTTATAAAGTAGTTGGTTTCCCTAAGTCTTTAGATTTAGAATCAGACATTTGGGATGTTATTGAAGGTACGAAAGTTACCACGACGTTAACTTTTGATGAAGATACGTTTTCATACATAACTGGAACAACAACGTCAAAAACAACTTATGATAGAAAAGAGTATCCTGTAATTGAAAATACGATATTACCTAGAAGGGCTATCGATGATGATACGGATATGTTCTTCCAAAAAGGAGCTGGTTGGTATGAAAAAACATTAGACCACAGATCTTCAATGATTTTGGACGAAGAATTGTCAAGTGGAACCTATGTTAATGGTGTATTCCAATTAACAGGTAGAACTAAAACAATTAAAACTAAATCAAAAGATTTCACATATGGTGAGGATTATTTCGACGTATTTAGAACCTTACCTGGATTAGATACAGGATTTGACATTGTTAATCAAATTGATAATAAGAAATCACATCAAAATGATGACGGTTCAATTTATCTATTAAACAGAAAAAACATTAGTATTAATCTATCAGCGGCTCAAGCTCTTGATTATGACATCTATAGAAAATCAAGAGAATTAAGTCTATCGTTTGGTACTGTAACACTAACTCCACAAACAGGAGTAACCTTTGCTGAGTTTTTAAATAAAACATTAAGCGAACAAATTAAAAATTCAAACTCTGTAAAATACAAAAAGAATTATATTATTCTTGAAGACATTTATAGAGATTATATTACTAATACAAATTTCACACCGTATAATCTTCCTGATATAACTGAGTTTATCAATAAGATGAGCCCATATTGGACACAAGTAATCGACCAATTTGTACCTGCAACCACATTGTGGATGGGGGGTAATTTAATTGAGAATGGTTTATTTGGTCGTTCGAAGTATCAATATAAATTTGGTTGCCAACCAAAAGAATTTATTGAGGAATTGTATCCTGATTTTGAAACGGCAATCGAGGAAGATTTAGAAACATTACTTGGTGACGAAGATAACTTCAGAGGATTATTAAATTCAACTGGTGTTACTTACTACCCAATAATTGAAATAGATGGTGCTGTTTATACGGGTAATCCTGTTGTTGTTAGCGGAATTGCAAATACAACAAATAGTGCTAAATTATTTGACGAATGGATTTTAGATGATTGTACTTGTTACTTTGGAGGTACTGCTTTACTAAACGGACCAACAAGAACATACACACATAAGTTACCATTAATTTGTGATTATAAACAATAC